CACCAGTATGTCCATGAAGTAGCGCATAAGAATTCTCTCCATAACGATCTATATGAGCGAATGTTGCACCATTATTCTGCGGACCCCCATCCATCCCCCCTATTGCTGCTTTACCTAAATATGAGGTTGTATTTGTATCTTTTGCTGCTGATATTGTCCCAGATTGAAATGAGAAGTCACCAATAGTCCATCTATCATTTGCTTCATCCCATAAAAATGAAACATCAGGTAAAGTACCACGTTTTACTTCTAATCCTGCATTTAAAAATGGATTACCATCATAATTAGCGTTTAGAGTTAATATTGTATCTGATATTTCAACAATCGTGGACGTTATTATTGTGTTTGTACCTAGTACTGTTAAACTTCCATCAATAGTTACATCTTTCGCGAAAGTTACATCATCATTAAAATCTGCACCGGTACCGGCACTGGTCATTCCGACAACAGTTGAAATTGAACCATGTACTACTAAATTTCCGGAAATAGATAAATTACCTTCGTTGTTATCTTTATTTCCAGTAATTATCATATTACCTCCGCTAATGTGTATACTTTGGTTAGGATTGATTGTATTAATTCCTATTCTATTTTCAGAAGTATCAATAACAATAGTATTATTATAATTAGGTATGAAGTCATAATCAGAAGTAATTGAATTAACAGTTGTTATTATTTTATTATAATCAGTCATTTATATATATATTTATTTATGATAATATTTAGAAGATTTAAAAGTAAATAAAATAATAAAAAAATAAATTATTTTCTCTCACTAATTTATAAAAGATGAAAAAACATATGAAATCATCAGATGGATTATATCATGTTAAAGGTAAAACATATCAATTTTTAACAGGTGCAAGACGTCAAGTATGGTATGGTTCAGCGTATAAAACAGAAGGAGGTTTAACAAAAAATGATTTATATTATAATAAACATGGTCGTATTGTATCAAAAAAAAAACATAATACAGCAAAAAAAGAGAAACGTTTACAAAAATATGGATTTTTTACTAAAAAAGGAAAATTTGGATATGTTAAAAAAGAAACAAAAACAAAGAATTCAAAAACACAAAAAAAAAGATAAAAATTTCGTAAAATAAATAATATATTTATTTATTATAAATATATTAGATGAATAAATTAAAACGTGATTCTTCTACTAAATCTTCTAAATCTGATAAAAATTCTGGTTTATTAAATGTTATAAAAAATGAATTGCCTAAAAATTCATTAGTAATTAATTCAGCTTTAAAAAGTAGTAAAGCAATGGTTTTACCCCTTGCAAAAAGTTTAGATTTTTTATTAGTAGGATTTATATCAATAGTATTTTATAATTTAGCAACAAAATATTATAATTATTATTATTATTAAAAATAATATAAAGATTTTTTAATATAATTAATTATACAGCGACGGTTCTGTATCTTGTATAGTAAAAGTAATTATGTTTATCTCTCTATAGCTCAGTTGGTAGAGCGTGTGACTGTAAATGGTTTGACAGCAGAAATCACAATGTCCTCCGTTCGAGTCGGAGTAGGGAGAGATTAATATCTATTATATTGTAGATATTAATTGAAAAATTGATATAAAATTATATTTTAAATATAAATTAAGATTAAGAGTATTAGAGACTAATGAAAAGAGTAAAAACTGCTCCTGGAAATTTAGCTAAAATGACACATAATAAAAAAGAAATAAAAAATACATCATGTATGTTAATATCAAATGTTCCAATTATAATAGAAGAAAAAAGTAAAAATAATTACAAATTAATTAATTCTTTAAAAAAAAATGTAAAAACTATAGGAAATTTATTATCAGATGCAGTAGTTGAAGCAAATAATGAACATTATACTTTAGAAGAAACTACATTATTAGCAGTAATGATAACTTATTTTTCAAATAATATTTTAAAAAAAGATAAATTAAAAGAATTGTATAATTTTCTTGCTAAATCATTAGTAAGATATTTAATAATGTTATTTATTCATACACAAGTCTTACACGATAAGATAAATTATGGATTTATAAATGTATTACCAAATTCATTGCATATTTAAAAAAAATTGATTATAATATTAAAAATAAAAATACCAATAATATTATAATTTCTATTATGAGTTTATCTATTTTAAGCTGGAATGTTGCTGGATTACGTGCAAGGGTAAAATCAGATGAAAATTCGAATAATAATTTATCAAAAGCATTATTTCCTGAAATAAATGAAAATGGAGGGTGTGAGAATTATGATATTGTATGTTTACAAGAAACCAAGTGTATGGAAGAACAAGTTAATTTACCAAATGATATAATAAGAAATTATCCTTATCGTTTTTGGAATTCTACAAATGGAACAAGTCAAAGAAAAGGTTTAAGTGGAACAACTATATGGTGTAAAAGTCAACCCATAAAAGTTTTCGAAACACCAGATTTTGATATTGAAGGAAGAATAACCGCACTAGAGTTCGAACAATTTATTTTGGTAAATGTTTATGTTCCAAATTCTCAAAAACTGAATTCTGATAGATTTAAATTTAGAAGTGATTGGAATACTAAATTTATTAATTATATTTCAGAATTACAGAAAAGTAATAATATAATTATATGTGGCGATATGAATGTTGCTCACTTAGATATTGATATTAGTAATCCAGAATTAAAAAAAAATAAGGTAGCGGGTTTCTTTGATTTTGAAAGAGTAGATTTTGCATATATGATTGAGACTTTAAATTTAATTGATGTATTTAGAAATTTAAATCCAAACAAAAATAAATCAACTTATTGGTCTAATTTTATGAAAACAAAAAGGAGACTAGATAATGGTTGGGGTATAGATTATTTCTTAGTATCAAATGAATTATTTAATAAAGATAAAATAAATATAAAAATTTGTAAGGATATAATGGGTTCAGATCATTGTCCTATTATTTTAAATATAAATCTATAATATAATTAATATGTTTGGTAAATATAAAAAATCATATGTAAAAAGAAATAATTTATATATAATTTTTTTTGGTGTTAAATTTTATAAACCACTTAATACTATAGAGATGATGTGTTTAAATATGCAACATTAATAATAAATTTATTCAGATACAGAAGGGAGTTGTTGTTGTTGTTGTTGTTGTTGTTTTTGTTGTTTTTGTTGTTGTTGTTTAATATGTTCTTCAATTTTTAATTCTTTTTTTAAAAAATCTGCTAATTCACCAATAATTGTAAATTCATCGGTATTAATAGCGCCGCGTTTGGTAACAACATTAAGAATATTATGCATTAAAAGACAATGTTTAGTAGGAACAGAAAGTGTTTCTGGAAGAACAATCGTATTTTCGTTTTCCATAAATATATAATATTATTATATAATTTTTCTTTAAATTATTAATATAATTAAATTATTAATATAATTAAATATTTAGTTTTATTATAATTTGAAATAAATGGATTGTAATTACCTTGAATAGATTTAATTATTTCATTTCTTTCAAATTCTAATTGGGTAGGGGGATATAAAAAATTCCATTTTATAATTAATTCACTACTAATTACATTATGAATATTTAATTTAGGATAAGTATATTTCATATAAGCAATAGAACGTGCTATAAGCCCTCTAATATTAATACAAGGTATATAAAATTTGTATTTAGTATTTTTAAAATTATTTTTACATACTGTTAATAATTTTTCATTTTTATAATATTTATTATAAATATTTTCATCTATATATTTATAATTATTTCTATGGGAATTAGTGATACTATTAGTTAAATAAATATTATGCATATCAAGATAAGCATTTTTGTATTCTTTTATAAAAGATTGTGGAAAAATATGTTCGGCTGTTAAACTAGAATATTTCTTATAAATTATGGACTGATTTAAGTCTATTAAACATTCATATTGATTATTACAAGTTAAATATGAATTACAATAATCATTATATAAATCATAGTACATATTTTCATCAAAGTATGATTTTTTAATAGATTTAATAGAATATAAGCAATATGGTTTTTGAATTATTCCAATTAATAAATTATGAGGAAAAGAGGTTTTTCTCTCCGTAATCATAATTGAAAAATCGGATTTATAAATTGATGGTCTTAATGAGAGGTTTTCCTTCATGTTAGCTTTAATAAAATCGTGCGATATTAAGGCGTAATATACAAAATATTTAATAATTTTATTAAATAATAAATTCATTATAAAATAATTATAAAATAATTACATATATATAATTAAAAAAAAATTATAAAATTATATAAGTATTTAAAGCTTTATAATAAATATTTTATTATATATGTCTATTGAAAATAAAATAATAAAACAACGAGTAGGTTCTAAATTAAATAATTTATCTATAGATAATAATAATGAAACTAATTTAAATAATGTATTAACAATAAAAACAGTTCAAATAGCTCCTTTTAGAATTTTAATGACTGCATTAAAAGATATATTATTGGATACAAATATAGTATTTACAAAAGATGGTATAAAAGTTATAAATATGGATAAAACTCATACTATATTAGTTCATCTTGCTTTAAAAGCTAGTAATTTTGAATTTTATGAATGTAAGCATGAAAAAATAATTATAGGCGTAAATATGTTTCATTTATTTAAACTTATTACATCAATTGATAATGATGATACTTTAACTATTTATATAGAAAATGATGATTATATTGATGGTGTTGTTACAGAATTAGGTCTTAAATTTGAAAATGGATATATTAAACAATCCAAAATTCAAAAATTACGTTTAATAGAACCAGAACAAGATGAACTAGAAATACCTGATGTGAAATTTTCATCAATCATTAACATGCCGTCATCAGATTTTCAAAAAATAGTGAGAGATTTAGCAAATCTTTCAGAAAAATTAGAAATAAAATCTGTTGGTGATGAATTAATTTTTAAATGTATTGGACAATATGCAAAAGCAGAAATTAGAAGAACAGAAACACAAGGTTCTATGCAATTTATTCAAAAATTAACTAATGATTCAATTATTCAAGGCGAATTTTCTCTCAAAAATTTAGTTTATTTTATAAAATGCACCAATTTATGTAATCAAATTGAAATATTTTTAGAAAATAATCGCCCACTTATTGTTAAATATAATGTTGCATCTCTTGGAGAGATTAGATTATGTTTAGCACCATTACCACCAAGTTCCTCAAATTAAATTTTTTATTTATATATTAAATTTTAATATATAAATTTAGGAAAATAAAATTAAATTAAAAATAAATTTAAATTTAAAAAATAAAATATTTTCTTTTAAAAATGAGCGTTTCTTGTGAAACTTGTGAGAAAACCTACAATAGTCCTTTGATTATCCAGAGTGAAAAATTCAGTAAAGTTGTAAAAAAATTACGGGAATTTTTCCTTGAAAAAAATTTCGTTGAAGTTCACGCACAAAATCGCCTTTCTATTTTAGCCGCTTGCGAACAACCTGAAAATGTTGCTACTTTTGAATATGCTGGTAAGGTCTGGCCTCTTCCTCAAACTTCACAAATGTGGCTTGAATATGAAATTCTAAAAAAACCTGATGCTGCTGGATATTTTTCTGTATCTACTTCTTATAGACAAGAGCCAAATGCTATTCTTGGAAGACACGATATTATTTTTCCTATGTTTGAATTTGAATTCAAAGGAACTATGGATGATTTAATAAATTTACAGAAAGAATTATTAACACATTTAGGCTATGGAAAATATAATTATTATGAAAATGATTATGTTGAAATAGCAAAAGAATTTGGTGTAGAAGAGTTAGAAAATGAACACGAAGAGAGATTATATAAAGAAAAATCCCCTGTTGCTTTTATAAAAAATTTTCCAGAATTTACTTCTCCATTTTGGAATATGAAAAGAAATACAGAAAATAATACAGGTAAAAAAGTAGATGTTATTTTATCGGGTGTTGAAACATTTGGTTCGGCAGAAAGAGAAACAGATAAAGAAATTATGAGAGACCGTTTTAATACTATTATGAATGGTGAATACAAAGCAAAATTAGTTGAATTATTTGGTGAAGAAAGAATTAATTTAGAACTAGAAGAATATTTAGATTTAGAATTTATACCACGTGTCGGCACGGGGATAGGATTAACGAGATTGATAAAATCAATGGAAAAAGAAAGGTTATTATAAATTTAAAATTGATTTAAAACATATTTTATAAATTATATTAAAATATGCTTTATCATTTTTATATGATTTATTGTAAAAATTTCTTTGAAGAAGATGGTTGTAAATCAATATATATAGGACATACTGAAGATATTAGAAAAAGAATAAACAGACATAAAAGTGAAATGAATTGTCCGCATCGTAATGAATATCATACACTTAAATATAAGGTAATTAGAAATAATGGTGGATGGGATAATTGGAATATGATAAAAATTCATAGTCAAGAATGTGAAAATAGAAAAGAAGCAGAAAAAGTTGAAGATAAATTTATTTTAATGTTTGATAGTGATTTAAATGAAATTAGAGCATCATTAACGAGAGAAGAGAAATTACAACAAAAAAAAGATGATTATTATAAAAAAATAGAATTAGACCCAGATTTCAATAAAAAAATTAATGAAAAAAAATTAAAACAAAATCCTAATCTTTATAAGGATAGATATGAAGATGAAAAAGAGACTTCATTAGAAAAAATTACTTGTGTGTGTGGAGCAATAACTTGTAGAGGTGGTAAAGCAAGACATTTAAAAACAAAAGCACATAAGGCTTGGATGGAAAAAGAAGGTTTATTATAAATGCGGGGAGAGAATGCCTCACGCTTTAAATAGTTTTAGTTCCTTTACGTGCCCGTTGAATATCCCAAAATAATGGATTATTTTTAAATCTTTTAATAACATCTTTTTTAAAACATTCTTGATCGCGAGTTCCAAGTAAAAATGTATATATATTAAAATTTTTACCTAAATTTCTTTTTAGTATATAAATATAAATAGAAGTTCCTATAATACTTATTAAGAAACTAGTAATAAATAAGAAATTATTAACATTAGTATATTGTTCTATTAATTTATTATTTTTTTCATTAATTTCTTTATTCTCTTCTAATTTAGTTTTTAAATCAGTAATATACAATTCAATAATATAGATAATAGAAATAAGTATAATTGTTGCTATAGTAATAATAGTAGGTGCTCTCATAATAAAAATGAACCATAAATATAATATTAAACTTTGAGAAATTCTCTCTTGTATTTTTAATTTATCTTGAATTAAACCAACAAAAAATATCATAATAAAAATACCAATAATATGTTTGAAAATCAAATATTCTTTCATAAAATTTCTAACTCCACAAGAAAAAATATCACCAACATAATTAGCAGCAATAATAAATAAAAATATAGATAATTTGCTAACTAATTGAGAAAAACTGGTTACAGATTTTAAATTAATCATATTATATATAATTATTTATTATAATAAAATTAGTAAAGAATTTCTATGGGATAGACAACCCAAAATTAGTAAAGAATTTCATGTTCTTTAAAAAGACAATATTGTTCTTCAATATCACATAAAATATTAAGTTTAAATGGGTCTTTTTTTTCAGTTTCTATTGTGTGAGTTTCAATATTTAATTCATTAAAAATACAATTTTTCTTTACAATTTCGGAATTTTTAATCCAAAATTTAATAATACAAAAATTTTTTTTAGGACTAATTGAAATACCATTAATATTATCCATTATATCTTTATCATCTATTAAAGTTTCACCAATTAAATAATAATTTAATTTTTTCCAAACATCATATACATATTCTGTATTAATTTTATATGATAAACAACCTCCTTTATTATTTTCAACATCTTCCCATATAGGTTTTATATTATTTTTCATAATAAATAACATACATTTTTCTACTATTTCTTTATTTAAATTTTCAATTAATATAATACAATCTTCCAAGGTTTCAAAGGTAGTTATTTTTTTATAACTATTAATACTCCAATCAGTATCATGTGGTAGATGTAACCATAATGTCCAATTATTATTTAAATTATACATTATTATAATATAAATAATAAATTTTATATTGTTTAATTAAATATATTCACAATCACCGTTTATTATTTTTCTTTCTTGTCCACTAGGACAAGGTTTAACACATACATCCATAGAATTTCTTTCTTTTCCTGGAGGACATACTTCATAACAATTAAGTCCTGTTTTTTGTTTAAACGATTGTTTAGTTTCATTAATAGGACAAGGTTCATTATTTGAATATTTAGACGATAATATTTCATATCCAGGAGTTGGTTTTTTATTCCTAAAATAGTATGGATTATAATTTATATTATTTTTATTCTCTTCTTTTTCAGCAGTAGTATTCCATCTTTGTTGTTGTTCGCCTGTTAAGTTGTTCCATTCATTATCAATTATTCTATTTATATCTATTTGATTTAAATTAGGATAATTTTCTTTAGTTTTTTTGTATTTATTACGTCTAAATAAAATTTGTCCATCTAATAAATATGTTTCATTATATTTTTTTTCATATGATTCAAAATCTGAACCATACATTTTATCAAGTCTAACTTCATAATCTGGTTTAAAATTAGTTATATTTGAAGGATTAGAATAATATGACAAATTACTAATTTTATATGGATAATTAATATTTAACAATCTAGAAACTTGATGTGTAAAAATATTTTCTCCAAAAATATTTATAAATTTATCTACTATAGTATATTTTATTGGATTATTTGATAAATCATATAAATCATCTTCAGCACTATTTAAATTATATACCGTTTCAACATCATCATATAAATCTCTTCTATGTTTATTTCTATCTATTCTCTCTACTGTATTAAAATTATCATTTAAATGATTATTTTTTTGATGATTTAATAAATTAGCACCATTATAATAAATTTCATCATCTTTTTTCATAAATTTATTTAAAAAATCATTATTTACTTCTTTAATTCGTGTTCTTAAATCTTTTTCATCTGGATTTGTTCCAAATACTTTTAATAATAAAGTTGTAATTAACGTCATCATAATAATTGGAATAAATACTATAAACCAAGCTACTATTTTATATCCTAAATTACATAAAATATTCAATATAACTGAAAAAATAATCATAACTATAAATTTAATAAACGCATCATTAATTACACCTTTATATAAATCAATTATTATTTGTATTAATGAAAAACCTATAAAAATTAGAGTTGGAGCACATTTTGATGATATAATCATATTATATTAAATATATATAATATAATTTCTATTATTAATTAATCCCTAATTTAATGTTTTCAGTTTTTGGTGTTTCTAGCAATTGTATAAGTTTATCTAATTTTAAATTAATATTACTTAAATTATTTTTATCATTTATTTCAACTTTTGTTATTTGATTTATAGTATTTTTTGATATTACCTCTTCTAATTCTTTTATTTTTATATCTTTCTCTCGTAAAAGGTTGGAAAATTGTACTAATTGTTCTTGTTGTTTTTGCATTATTTGAACTATTTGTTGATTATTTAATTCTATATTTTGTCCATTTTGATTTAAAATAATTTTACCTTCTCCTTGTTCTTGCTGTTTTTGTTGATGTTCCATTGCCATTTTTCTTCTTTCTTCTTCTATTTCTTTTATTTGTTTTAAAACATCAGGTTTATTCTTTGGTTCGCCTGGTTCATAATTTTGTAATAATTTATCAATAGTATTCATATAAAATTCTTTCATTTCTGCTTCTTTTACAAATTCATCAACTGTTCTATTACATTCTTTTTGAAATTGATTTTGTCCATTTTCTAATAATCTTTTCTTATCAAATGTATTATGAATATGTGAAAATACTAAAATCGTTTTTTTTGGTTCTAATTGAACAAATGGAACTGTATAATTTTTTAAAAATTCTTTTTCTTCTGCTAATGCCGCACCTTCATTATATTTATGATCTTTTAATAATTCTCTTTTAAAAGCAAAGGTTCCGGCTGTCGCATGATTAGGATTATATGGACCAAATTGCCACATCTTTTGTAAATGTTTAAACCATATATAGATTTCACTTGCACCAGCACATAATGCGTTTGGATGTGTTTGTAACATATTTACAGCATGCGATACACGTTCTCTCGGATAATAATCATCATCATCCATATAAACTATAATATCTCCGCTTGATTTATCATGCATAATATTTCTTTTTTTACCTAATGGCATTTTGGTATCATATTTAAAATATTTAACTTGTGGAATATCTTTAACCAAATCTTCTATCGGGTCTGTTCCATCATCAATAATAATCCATTCCATTTTATTGGATGGATAATCTTGATTTAAAAAATTTTTTATACACATATTCCAAAAAGGACGCCTATTAAATGTTGGAGTACAAATACTAACAAATGGAAGTTCATTCTTGTCTTTATTTTTATTCTTTTTGTTTCCCATAATATACTAGAATTAATAATTATATTTATATATTTTTTATAAATATAATTATTATTATTTATACACTACTTTTAATTCCATTTAATATTTTAAATATTATAATAATACCCAATACCATAGACATTATACCTGTTGTTGTTGGGTCTAATGAATTTGCAGCCGAACCAATTATACCCATACAAAATAATATTGTTAATAAATCACCATGACTTTTTAATATACTTAAACATTCTAATGGATTAGTTAATGGAATTAAGAACAATTTAAAAAATACACTTAGAGACATGAATAAACCAGCCAAGGCACTTATAATTGAACCTAAACCAATAGAAAATAAATACAAAATAATTACAGGTATTACGAAAAAAATGGCTTTTACTACATTAATAACATTATCTTTATCTTTATAGAAAATTAATTTTTTAAATGACTCAAGTGAAATTATTCTATAATAATTCTCATCAATATTAGGATAGTTATATAAATATTTAGGACTAAAACAAGTATGGAATAATCCTATAATTGGACCAAAACTAGATATTATAGATATTAATGATACTAATGCTACAACAATAAAGAATGGACCAAAACCAAATGAACTATTTGAAGTAAAGTAAGCTATGATTGGAAATATTAATCCTGTTAAAAGTAAAAAGCATAAATTGCCTAATATTGGATTATTTTCAACTCCCTTTTGATAAGAACTTGACAATTTTCTAAAAATAAAATTTTTAACCTGCCGAATCGTCCAAACTGTAAATAAGAAATAAAAACTAATTGTTTTTGCTAATACTTTTATAGTTTCTGAATTTGTATAATCTATAGCATAATCAGCAATATTATATGGAAATGGTTTTTCACTAAATATGGTAGTATCATAATCTAAATTAATACATTTTGCACCTAAACTTTCATATTCTGGAAAATTGCTTATTATTCCTGTAGTTTTGGAACCACCTCGTTGAGTTGTTTTAGCTTTAGAACATTTTTGATATGGATAAGTAGATATATCCTTAGGAAACATATAATCTACTAAACTTATTTCAGTTCGACCATCACAATTACTTTTATAATAAATACATTTTTTAGCATCACCATATCGCAACCAAAATTCATAACAAGTTCCAATTGTAGCTGTTACTAATAAAGTTAAAATAGAGACTCCTATTAATTTAAAAAATTTTACCATATGATTAGGATCATCAAATACCTTGTAAATATCTTGCACTTTATCACTATGACAAAATTCTCCAGTCCATAACTTTCCGTCATCGCCAACGATCTCATATTTTATACCTGTTTCATGTCCTTCATCACATTTTTTATTCGAATCGCTTGGATTCCAACAACACCCTTCGTAATCAGTATCCTCACACGATTTAATATTAGACAGCTTCTTATAACTATTTACATCATTCTCTCGCAAGCTGTCTAAATTTATTGTATCCGACTTATTATCTACCTTATTATTATTAAGATCTTCTTTTTTTATACATTTATCTGAGTTATAACCTTCTTTCTTTATAGTTTCTTTATCTATTATAAACATAATATTAATATATGTATTTATAATAATTTGAAAGAATAAAAAAAATTATTCTAAATTTAATATTATTTTATAAATATAATATAATATTATGAAATTAAATAGCACTATTAAATTTATTATATTAATATTAATAATATTAATTAGTTTATGTTTATTATATTTTTGTTCTACTTCTATTAAAGAAGGTTTAGATAATAAAAAGTGTACTACTTGTAAAGTTAAACCAAATGAAGGTAATTGTATACAAATTAAAGATTTAAGTTATGCTAATTATGAAGAGGATATTCAACTAATTGATTTTGATGTAATTGATACAAGTTATGTATTTTGTCCGTGGACACCTAATTGTAATTACTTAGATAATATTATATCAGAATCAGAGAGATTAAAATTATCTAAAGAAAATATACAATCTGGAATAAAAGATAATATTGATTGTTGTTTAGAAACTGATAATAATTTCTATAAAAATAACACATTGGATCTTTATGAGATTCCTCAATTTAAACATATAAAAGATATATGCTCTAAAATAAATGAGAGAGATAATACTATTACTAATATAAAAGCTAATCGTGTTGGAAATGAATATCTAAAATTAAGAAATTTATGTAATGAAGCAGATTTAAAAGGTTTATATTTTACTAAATCAAGTATAGATACTGATAATGAGACAAAAGATACATATAGTTTAGTGAATAATAAAGCAGAACCAGTAGGAGAAACTTATATTTTACAAAAAGATGAATTTTTTAATTGTTTTGGAGAGAAAGTAAAAACTTCAAAAAAAAATTTTTCATTAACTGATATAGATAAATTTGAGAGTGAAAATTTTTTTGATGTAGATTCTAAAGCATCATATACAACCGTACAAGATAATAAACAACGACCTTATCCGTCCAAAGAAGATTTTGATATGGAATTAAAAAATTTACCACCAATTCAACAATCCGATAATATTCCTGCAAGTGTAATAAATACATATTTAAATACAATAAATTCTTTTTATGAAAAGCAAATTTCTAATATGATTGGTCCTCGAACTCATGCTGTTCCTCAAACATTAGAATTTGATAATGATTCATTGACTACAAAACCTAGCACTTTTTTTGTATATGATGGTTCTATAAACACTAATTTTGATTGTGAACCAAGTGTAACTGGTAATAATAAATTCAAATATTGTGGTCCTGCTTCTTATTATACTGAATTTAAACCTTAAAAAAATTCTTTAAATACCGCGGGATTTAATTATTTTGAATTACCATAAATAAACATGACTTAAGATTTTAGCGTTATAATACCCTTTTGATTTCTTTTTTTCTAATTTAATTGCTTCACCTCTTTTTTTTGTTCCTGAATGTCTAGAAAAATAATTTTGCATTCTTTTTCTTGTATTATGATTTTTATGAGCGTATAATTTTAAGGGGGTTCTATCTTTATATTGAGGATAATCTGAAGCTCCAAAATGTATTTTTCTAACTTTACGAGTTTTTTTATCTTTCACATAAGCAGTATATTTTTTTTTATGTGGACCTTTTTCAAATTTGATAATAGTTTCTTTCATTAATATAATAAAATATATTATTATATCAATAATGTATATTCCAATTAAATATTTACCAAAAAAATTAACAAAAAAAGATAGAAAAATACTTAAAAAAGAACTAAAAAAATCAAGAAAAGGTTATAAAAAAGGAAAATATGTAACAAGAAAAAAAGTTAAATCATTTGAATCTAAAAAATCACAACATATTTTAAATGCGGAGAGAATATACAAATTAAAGAATTTAGCAGTAAATAAAGAATTGGTTAAAAAAACTGGATGTTCTTCAAAATCACTCAACGCCATAATTAAAAAAGGACAAGGTGCTTATTATTCATCTGGTTCTAGACCAAATCAAAGCGCCCATTCGTGGGGTTATGCTAGATTAGGAAGTGCTATTTCAGGAGGTAAAGCGGCAGCAGTAGATTTTAATATATTAAATGACGGATGTTTAAAAAATTCTAAAGCATTACGATTAGCAAAAAATGCTAGAAAGAAATTTGGCTATGGTACAAGAAAAGTTCCTAAAATAAAATTATAAAAAAACAACTTAAAGAAAAATACTGCGGGGAAATCGCTTTAAATACTTTTTATAAAGTTCATATTTTTATTAATTATTTTTAAATTCATCAACATTAATTATACGATTTTTTAAAATATTATATTCTTCCGAATCAATAATTACTTCTTTATTATTAATTCTCTCCAAATCATATAAAATATTATTTTTAACATGTATATTTTTTTTAATTTCCTTGATAATATTTTTATTATCCATAATTTCATTAAATATTAATCTTTCATTTTCATAATAATCATTTAATATTGGATTTTTTAAATGGGATAATAGAAATCTCTCGGGTCCAAGATTAGAAAGTACTTTATTTATTAATATTTGATTATTATTAATCAACTTATTAATTATATAATTAGTTAATTTTTCACTTGCATTATAATTAGTATGATAATATTGAACGGAAATAGCCATATATAGATTACTGAATATATCAGCCATAGTTCCAGAAAGCATTTGTTCTCTCTTTAATGAACCACCTTTTAATGCTACAAAATTAGTTAATGTAGCGAAATCAACTAATTGTTTATCAAGTGTTTTTTGAAAACCAGGAACAAGATTAGTAAAATTAAAAGTTGAAAAATAAAGTTTTAAAGAATGAACCAAAATATTTTTGAAATTTTTAGAAAAATCAGAGAGATTATCTTGTAAAACAGAATCTAAAATGGGATAAATATATGGATGTGATTTATTTAATCCTTGTGCGAAAATAATGAGAGAACGTGTTAAAGTATTAGAACCTTCTACTGTAATACCAATAGGAGCCGCTTTATAAAAGTTTTCCAAGAAATTACTATATCCTAAACATATAGACCCT